GGAGGCAAAGAAATGAGTAACGGAATGGTATTACTTAACACACTAGTGCTAGGCGTAGGTATAGGATTTGGTGTAATGCTTGGATTTACATTGTTATATGCCTTAGTGATGTGGCATGAAAGGGGGCTTAATGTTTGATTGGGATAATTTAGTTGAGTGGTGTTTGTATGAAGCTTATTGGCAAGGAAAAACGGTTTATTATCTTGAACAGCCGGAAGGGGTAAGTTTAAGTGAGTTGGAATTATGTTTCATTGAGCAGTACGTTATGGGAGGTAAATAATGCCGGAAGTGCGAGAGTTTACCAAGAATGGCAGAGAACATATTTATCCTGAGGTGATTAAGATAGGACACGATAAAGTATCAAAGGCAAGGAAGCGGTATCTTTTATCGCGAGCCGCTATAAAGTTAAGAAAGCACTTTACCGCAAAGGAGACGGCTATAATCATGCAGAGGTCAGAACGATTTATCTTCTATTTAACCAGTAATACGTAGTAGTTTTGCAGTACACCAAAATATTTCACTTTCCCGACGACAAATAATCTAAAAACACACCCAAAAACACCACTTTTTTGCATACATTCCAACAGTAGGGTATAAGTATATGCAAAATAATTTTAACAAACTATTCAAAAGAAAAAAAGCGATTCCAACACCATTAGTGGGAATACCGTTTGTAAATCGATACATAAGGCGATCAGACCCAGACGCAAACGATTATATGTTTCAGCGCGGCATGGGTGAGTTTTCAGTTTTTACGGATTTAGCATTTGAACGGCATCTTGAGCGGTTGAGAGAGATGAACAAGCCAGAGTTTACTTATTAATTAATCATATATAACAAAAGGATTTTAATTTTGGCTGGCGTGAAAGGGAAAAGCGGAAGAAAGTCTTTTGACAAAGAATTTGACGTCCAGCGTCTTTGGATATTGTCAAAGACTGTTCTCATTGACGCTCTGCAAGCCAGCGATGAAGATGTTACCCGATCGCAGAAGATAGATATTGCAAAAACGCTAATCCAAAAGATGATTCCGCAAGACGTTAAACATTCAGGAAAACTTGAATTTTCGCTCGCCGATAAACTTAAAGAAGCGAGATTAAGGACGAATGTCGCAGAATAACACAGACGAATTACAGCTTGTTAAAGACATGGCCGCGATGTCAAAAGACCCGTATAAATGGGTTCTTTATTCGTTTGAATGGGGGCAAGGCGAGTTATCAGAGTTTGCCGGGCCGGATGAATGGCAGAAAAACGCTTTAAATGACATTAGCAAGGGTTTAAAGACCGCAGGGCAAGTTATCCAAGAAGCAACGGCATCGGGGCATGGCATAGGCAAGAGCGCGCTTGTCGCATGGATTATCCTATGGTCATTGAGTACGTTTGAAGATACCAAAGGGATTGTCACCGCGAATACCGAAACACAGCTAAAAACTAAGACTTGGGCTGAGCTTGCGAAATGGTACAGGTTATTCATTGCAAAGCATTGGTTTGAGTTCACCGCAACAGCTATCTATTCTAAAGACCCTGAACATGAAAAGACCTGGCGATTTGATATGGTCGCATGGTCAGAGCATAAAACAGAGGCGTTTGCTGGTATGCATAATAAAGGCAAGCGCATTGTAATCATATTTGATGAGGCATCAGCTATTCCGGACCCTATTTGGGATGTTACACAAGGCGCGTTGACAGACGAGAACACCGAGATCATGTGGCTTGTATTCGGAAACCCTACAAGGAACACTGGGCGATTTTGTGATTGTTTCAGTAAGAACAGGCATCGTTGGATGACACGCCAGATTGATTCCCGGACAGCCAAGATGACCAATAAGTCCGAGATTCAGAAGTGGATTGAGGATTACGGCGAAGATTCGGACTATGTCCGTGTCCGTGTGCGTGGAGTATTCCCCAACGTATCAGACAAGCAGTTTATCCCGTCAAGCTATGTTGAGCAAGCGAGAAACAAAAGAATCGGGGCATTATCGTATAGTTTCGCACCAAAGATAATCGGGGTTGATCCGGCATGGGGTGGGGATGATGAAATAGCTTTTGTTTTAAGACAAGGCAATGCTTCTAAGATACTCGCAACGTATCGCGGAATTAAAGATGATTTTGTGATAGCTGGGTATCTTGCCAAATATGAGGACGAGGAAAAAGCGGATGCTGTATTTATCGATCTAGGTTATGGCACAGGCATTTATTCCGCAGGGAAACAATTACATAGAGAGTGGATTCTTGTACCTTTTGGTGGCGCGTCAACAAACGTTGGGCTTTTGAATAAACGGACCGATATGTGGGATCAGATGAAAACGTGGCTAAAAGACGGCGGGTCAATACCTAACGACCCTATTCTTTGCGCTGATTTAACAAGCCCTGAATATTACGTTGTAATGCACGGCCCGAGTACAGGCAAAATCAATCTTGAATCAAAAGAGGACATGAAAAAGCGTGGGCTGGCGTCACCTAATAGGGGTGATGCGCTTGCTCTTACATTTGCGTTACCAGTTAAGGCAAAAGACAAATTCGCTGGCATTGCTGGACACAGCAGTTTAGAGTTCGCAAAATCAGAATACGATGTGTTGTCAGCATGATTAACGTCTACGAGGACTCGATAGATTCGGTGACGTTATCGGAGATCGTTAAGTTCGCGGCAGATTGTGAGATAGGCGAGGATTTTGATACTGGGTGCGATTTGGTATATACATGGACGGAATTTAATAAAATCGTGGCTGTAATAGCGTTTAAACGATACGAATTTGAACCGGGGCGTATAGTTCCGAGAGTTGAGCATATTGTATTCGATAAAAACCATAACAGCCATAAGCAAGCGCGCAGTTCGTACAGATTTCTCTTGTATGCTTTTAGCGATATAAAGAAGCGAGGGTATGCGCAAGTGTGGGCGTACATTTTAACAGGGAAAGAGTACATGAAAAAGTTGGCTGAGAAGTTTGGTTTTAAAAAGTATGCCGAAGATAAAGATGGCGAGTATTTAGCCATACAACTGATAACGAAAGGACAATAATATGTGCGGAAGTGGTAATAAACCTATACAAGATTTACCGACAATACCTGCTCCGGCTCCGGTGGCAACGCCGGCTGATGTGTCACCCGTTCAGACAGCTGACCAAAGAAGGAACAAGATAGCGTCCTTGAAGTACGGAATGATGAGTACCATTTTGAATAAAGGCGGGGCGAAAGGCGTTACAGGTAATGCCGCTGATTTGGTTACGCCTGCCGCAGTAGGACAAAAACAAAAACTTGGAGCATAGCATGGCGATTGATACATACCAGAACAAGAAGTTGAACCGTGAGGGATTTGCTAAGCGAGCTGTATCTCTAAGGCAAGACGGGGCGCTTTGGCATCCTACGCTGAAAGAGATAGCTAAGTATAACTGTCCGACTCGCGGGTTTTTTGATGATAAACGTCCAAATGACGGGAATAAGATTGACCATAAAACCGTGATTAACTCTTGTGCGGAAGAAGCGGGGAATACATTAGCTTCGGGAATGTTGTCGGGATTAACCTCACCGTCACGTCCGTGGGTACGCCCTGAGTTAGATACAGACGATCAAGATTTGATGGAGTATACGCCTGTTAAAACATGGTTAGACGGTGTTCAAAAGTGGTTGTTAAAGACGTATGCGCAGTCAAATGTATACGGTTCTTTGTTTTCGATATATGAAGAACTGGCGCATTTCGGTACAGCGTGCGGATTTTTGCAGGAAGATTATAGAGAGATTGTGAGAATGAGGGTTTATACCGCAGGTGAGTATTATTACGGGTGCGGAGCCGATGGCAGAGTAAACGCTTTTTATCATAGATTTTGGAAAACTGTAGGGCAGATGATTCAAGAGTTTGGGATAGAGAATTGTACTCCGCAGGTTCAAACGGCGTATAAAGCGCATCAGGTTGACCAATGGCGAATTATTAACCATCTGGTTGAGACTAATGATGACCGAATCCCCGATCACGTTGATTATAAAAATATGGCGTTTAGATCGATTTATTGGGAAGAAGGCGCTCCGCAGGATGAGTTTTTAAGTCTTGGTGGATATGAAGAATATCCTGTGCTGGCTCCTCGCTGGGCTACATCAACGACTGCTGACGCGTATGGTAAAGGTCCGGGGTGGAAAGCTCTTGGGCATAACAGGATGTTGCAGAAAATGGAGAAGGATTACCTTTTGGCGTTAGCGAAAGTTAATCGTCCTCCGTTACAATGCGACGCGTCTGTTCAAGGTGAAGTAAATACCGCGCCGGATGGTGTGACACGGTTTTCGGCTATGACACCGAACGCCGGTCTGAAACCTGCTTATCAAATCAATCCTGATTTACAGAATATGCAAATGAAGATTGAAAAGACCGAAGCTAAGATTAACAAAATATATTTCGCTGATTTGTTTATGTTGCTGGCTAATGCGGAGAAAGTCGGGAGAGATGTCACGGCTTACGAAATAATGGAGAAGAAAGCCGAGGCAATGCAGATTTTAGGACCGCTACTTGAGAGCGTTGAGAGCGAACTGCTTAACCCGATGAATGACAGAACGCTTATGATTGGGCTTAGAACAGGGCAGTTGCCGCCGATGAGCGAAGAAGTCGCTGAATTGGTTGGGGGAATGAATATCAAGTTTAAATATATATCTGTATTGGCGCAAGCTCAGAGAATGGCTGGTTTAGCGGCGATTGACCAATTCGCGACTGGTGTTTATCAGGATGCGCAAGTTGTCCCGTCGGCTATCGATATTCTTGATGTGGATAAAAAAAATGAAGAAAAAGCGAAAATGCTTGGGATTCCCGCTACGATAGTCAGAGATAAAAAGACAATGGCTGTTACGCGTAAAGCAAGGGCTGACGCTGAGGCGCAAGCTGTTGAGGCGGCACAGGCGGCGCAGATAGCAGAAACAGCGAATAAAGGTTCAGCGGCTGTGAAGAACTTGTCACAAGCCCCGGTTGATAATGGTCAAGGAAGCGCATTGGATGCGCTTATAAAAGGCGCAAGCAAACAATAACTAAGGAGATTGAAGATGCGTAAATTTTTAGGTGTTCTGTTAGGTTTGATTTTGTTGTGCAGTTCAGCGTTTGCGACGATAGATGTTTACGATTCTGACGGGGCAACGACTGATATTCTTGTGCCTGATACGGATGTAGTTTATTCCGAGTGGTTCGAGATAGATTTAGGGGAGTATACGGCTGTCGCGTATATGATTTCGTCAGATGACGGAGTTGCGGATGTGACTATTCAGTTACAGCAATGTCCGATTAATCCTGCTCTATCGGGTGCTTCTGACCCTGACGGTCAAATTCCGGTGAATATGGCAGATGTGGTGACGGCGCTTACGACTGAAGCTACTTGGTACTACAAATCCATTTCGATACTGCCTTTTGCGTGGGCAAGGTTCAAGTTGACAGGAATAGGGTCAAACGAATCAGATACGGTTGTGAACATAAAAGTTTCGCAGATGAAAAGTTTAAATGCGAGGTAGGTTAATGATTAAGAAAATATCTCTTGTAGCGATAGGGTTGTTCATAGCAACGAGTGTATTTGCTATGGACGGGGGGATGCTTGGTGCCACAGCCGGCTCGATGAATGGGCAGGTAGGGTCTTATGACACACTTGGCAGGCGTTATCCTGAGGGGTTGCCGTCTGGGTTGACGTTTTATAAGAATTATGAAAACTCCACGCTTGACCCTAAATCTCTATATGCTGATTATTCTATCGGATCACCGGTGGCAACTTTTACTCGTACAAACGACGCGACGCATATCGCAACATACATTGACGATAATGGAGTAATTAAGTTGCTTGGGGCTGATGACTCAAACGTTCCTCGCCCTAATAAGAATTATTATGACGCCACAGGCTTCCATGCCAAGCGAGGGCTGATGATTGAGGCGCAGGGGACGAATCTTGTTCCTAAATCCAATACGATAGATGACGCTACTTGGACAGAAACCAATACCGTTGCGGCTAACGCTGACGCAGGTTCATCCTCACCTGATGGGACAGCAACAGCTCCGAGCTTAACCGCTTCTGCGGCAAACGGGACGCTTATCCTTACTACAGCAGTAACAGCACAGACTTATTCTGTATGGCTCAAACGTAAAACAGGGACGGGGACAATACAAATATCGGGAGATGGAACAAACTTTACTACAGTTACGGTAACTTCTTCTTGGTGTAGATTTTCTGATACAAGAGCGTCAGCGTCACAGAAGTGTGGCATAAAAATAGTAACGGATACCGATGCTGTTTATGTTTATGGAAACCAGTATGAAGCTAATCCATACCCCACATCCTTCATCCCCACCACGACAGCGGCGGCTACACGCAACGGAGAAACGCTGAAATACGCTATCTCTGGCAACCGCACAGCGGCACAGGAAACGATTGCGATTAAGGTACAAACAACGGGAATAACTGCGGCTAACAGATACCTGTCAACTACTGATACAAAAGAACGGAGGTTTATCTATTATTCTGGTGCGTCCTACATGTATGGTAATCAAACAGATTCTGCGGGAAGCGTTGCGACAGACCCAGCATCCACGTTAGTGGCGAATACATCGTATGTTATTACTGGTTCGGTACAACATTCAAATCCCTACGCAAATGTATATGTAAATGGCTCGTCTAAAAATACAGATGCGGTTGATGATTTTACTAATCCTGCATGGGGGAATTATTTCTATATTGGCGGTTCTAGTACGTCGGGAAGTAATCATATTATCCAGTCTGTTTCAATCTTTAACAGGGTGTTGTCAGCGGCGGAAGTTCTTGCGACATCCGACCTCATGGGGCATGATTAATGAGAAAATTTTTTAGTACATTATTATTGTTGGTATCAATAACTTCTTGTGCTTATGGAACAACATATCACGTTGCTACTGATGGAAGCGGGGATTTTACTACGATAGCACAAGTAAATGCCTTTTCTTTTACTTCTGGTGATAGCGTCAAATTTAACGGAATATTTAGAGGACAATTACTCGTACCGAGTTCTGGGGTAACTATTACTAGCTATGGTTCGGGAGCTACTTTCTTGGGTAGCATAGACGGTGATTCTGTTGGACTATGGACTGACGAGGGTAGCAATATTTGGTCTATGGGGGGCTTTACTGGAAGTCATATTGCTAATATATTTTACAATACAAACACATCTATATTGGTGGCTGAGAAAAAAGCAACGCTCGTAGCGTGTACTACTCAATGGGATTGGTTTTTTAATAGCACAACGGACAAGGTATATGTTTATAGTACAGCAAATCCTGCGACGCTTGCTGATGGACTTGAGATAACTGATTCAACACAGCAAGGGAGTGACGGGAACATTGAAGTTTATAATGGCATAAACAATGTGACTATCGATGGAGTTACTGTTAAATATTTTAATTGTCACGGGATAATGATATGGAAAGACTGCAATAATTGCATCGTTAAAAACAACACAGTTACTTATGGTGGCGGTACGTCACGGGTGATGGATTCCAGTAGTGCGGGTAATGGTATTGATTTCCAAAATGGTGACACTATTCTTATAGACAACAATACGATTAGTTATATTTACGATGATGCGATTGGCATAGAGTCCGTCCAGAATACCGATGTTACTTCCAATGCTACAATTACAAATAATATAATATCTTATTGTGGGCTTGGCGGCATTGCATTAGCTATATCGGGTTCAGGAACAAACACATTTATACAAGATTGCTTGATAGATAGCAATACTATAACCAACATTGGAAACGGTGGTTCATGGCAACGGAATCCAGCAAATCCAAAAGACTATTCAGGCTTGCGTGTCATAGGTCTTGACACCGTAAACACTAACCAATTTACGGGTAATATATTCAGCAATAACTCCATCTACGACTGTGCTTCGTCTGGATTAAATTGTAAGTTGGGTGGGGCGACTTTCCAAAATAATACGATTTATAATAACGATGCTTACGGCTTCTATATCGGTGGTAATTCACAGGGTACTCTTGATTCAAATGAATTTTATGGGAACACGCTTGACTGTATTTGGTTTGACAATATGGATGATACAACGGGGTGGGTAGTTAAAAACAACCTAATACACGATAATACAGCTAAAGGTTTTTATGAATTAAACGGTAGTGGCAAATTTACGATTTACAATAATACGTTTTATGATAATGGTGGGGTTGAATTTTACATAACTCCAAATGGAGCGGCATCTAATTATATAGTGAAAAACAATATATTTTATTCAACAAGTCAGATTTTATCCATATCAAATACTGCAACCACTTCTACGTTAGAATTTAACAACAACTGTTATTACCGTGCGGCTGGGACAATGATTTTTTGGAAGGGAACAAATTATACTCTTGCCCAATTTACCACATATCAGAGTGACACAAGCCAAGATACCAATTCCATTACCTCCGACCCCCTCTTTCGCTCCGCCACAGACTATCGGTTGCAGTCCAGCTCGCCTTGCATTGATAGCGGAATAAATTTAGATGAAGTCACCGACGATTATGAAGGTACACCAAGACCGATTGGAGGAACTACTGACATTGGGGCATACGAGTTTTATAGCAAGAAGATACGCAACGCAACACTGAAAGATTGCACGATATGAAGATAAAAGTCATAGTAGTTTTGATTAGTTGTTTGTTCTTACAGGGCTGTGCATTAGTCGGACTTGCTCAGATGTCCAACACGCCTCTTTTGTGGACACCAAAATGGAAAACATCAACAGGTCATGTTTGTCCGTACTGTAGGAGTGGGAGATTTGAGGAATACGAAGAATACGACAACGAGCATTATCATTACGGATGTTTAAATTGTGGTAAGGGATATTATTGATGAAGATAAAAGTCATTAACGAGTTCGGGATGGAGCGAGAGGTTGAGAGTTACGACGAGTGGATGAAAAGGATTAACAATGGCTGATGAAGAAATAGACATATTTGATGATAACCCCGAACAAAAAGAGTCGGACGCAAAGCGTAAGAAACGCCGGGCGCGTGAACTTGCTGATATTCGAAAGGTTTTATCTTTCCCTGAGGGGCGCAGATTTATTTGGAGGATGTGGGGCGAGTGTAACACGTTCCGCAGTCCGTATGCTCATAAAGACACAAACTTTACGCACGTTTGTATTGGTAAGCAAGATATAGGTTTTATGATTTTAGATGAGGTTAATAAAGCAAAGCCGGATGCGTACTCTCAAATGAGAGCTGAGTATTTAAGTGAACTTCAATCCGAGAAACAAAAAGAAAAGGAGCAAGCTAATGACGGAAATTAACACGGATGTCGCTCAAAATCCAAACACAGCGGCTGATGTCAAGAATGCAGTACCCGTAACCCCTAACGCCGATGGTCAAGATACCAAGAGTAGTTTGGACATGGCGGTAGATCAGAATAAGGTTGCGGAAGAAAAGCGGATATTGGAGGCGAAAGACGAGGATTTATCCGACGAAGATAAGTCGAAGAAAGCCGAAATCTTAAAAGCTAAAAGTGCCGCTCAAGCAAAGGTCGTACCGGAAAAGTATGAAGTGAAAGTGCCTGAAGGGTTCTCAAATGATATGTCGCTCTTAGAAACGATAACACCCGTTTTGAAAGAGATAGGCGTAACGAATGAGCAGGCGCAGAAGTTAGCCGATGCCTATATGCCGTTTTTTAAGGCGAAAGCTGAAGAAGGTCGAAAAGCTGTTCAGGCTGAACAAGAACAGAGTTTCAAGACTTTCATTGATGGTGAGAAGAAGAACACTAAGGACAAGTTTGGCGCGAAATGGAATGACGAAATGTCGTTCATCGCCAAGTTCCGAGATGCTCATCTATCACCTAAAACAGTTGAGCTTTTGAACGCGTCAGGGATAGCGGAGAACTACGAATTTCTTTCAGACTTAGCGAAGTTCGGCAGGATGATTAGTGAGGATAAGTTAGTCGATGGTAAACGTGTATCGAACGCAGATAAGTCACCTGCGGATATTTTGTTTCCTAAATAATAACAAATAAGAAAGGTTGGAGCTATGACGCTGATAACAACGAGTTTATCGCTATTGGATGTAGCGAGGCGCCTTGACCCGGACGGTAAAGCCGCGGCAATCGCTGAAGTAATGAACAAAGATAACGAGATGTTTGAAGATATACCGTTTGTTGAAGGCAATTTGCCGACTGGGCATAAATCAACGCTCAGGGCTTCTTTGCCTGTCCCGACATGGAGGCTGTTGAATAAAGGTGTCGTAAGGGTAAAAACGACCACGAATCAGGTGGTTGATACTTGCGGTATCATGTCGAACTATTCCGACATAGATAAAGACCTTGCTGAACTAAACGGCAATACGTCTGCGTACAGGATGCAGGAAGCGTCCGGGATTATCGAAGGTATGGCGCAGGAATTGGCGTCTACTTTGATATACGGCGATACTGATGTGTACCCTGAGAAGTTCGTCGGGTTCGGTCCGAGATATTACACGCTGGCAGGTTCGGCTACGTCCGGCAACATCATAAACGGCGGTGGTTCTGCTGCGCTTACGTCCATATGGTTAGTTGGATGGGGCGAAAACACAGTGTTCGGTATTTATCCTAAAGGCTCGAAAGCGGGTCTTGAGCAGGTGGATAAAGGTCTTACTACCCTGCAGGACGCTTCTGGCAATCCGTATGAAGGGTACAGATCGTACTTCTCACAGAAGGTCGGGCTTGTCGTTAAGGATTGGAGATTCGTGGTTCGTATCTGCAATATAGATACAGCGAAACTCTTAACCGCGGGCGATGCTTCTGATACTTCGGCGAACATCATGAAAATGATGTCTATTGCGTTAGATACTATCCCGGCTTCAGGTTCAACGAAACTGGCGTTTTATGCTAACAACACGGTGAAGTCGATGTTGAGGGTGAAGTTCATGAATAAGAGCAACACATGGGTCACGTTGAACGATCTGCAGGGTGCGGGTGGGGTAACAAGACCGACTCTGTCGTTCATGGGCGTGCCTGTAAGACGTATTGATTCGATAGTCAATACCGAAACAGCCGTAGCTTAAACGTAATATAAATAAAAAAGGAGATTCACAATGTACATAGATTCTGAGTTAGAGTTTGATGATAACGATGCTCATTTGAGCTCTGCGGCATCGACGGATTACGTTGATACGCTAGCGGCTGGTGATGCGATTAGCCCCGGTGCGAAAGTCGTGGCTAAGATAAGCACGGCGTATGTTGATGCTGGCGGCGGTACGATAGTCGCTACGCTTCAGACATCCGATGATTCGTCGTTTGGGAGTTATACCACGCTTCTTACTGGCCCGACGGTCACGATAGCGGCAGGTGCGGCGACTGCGGCGGGTGCTGTAGGCGTAACGCTTATGGATGCGGTTATTCCTCCCGGCGTTCTGCGGTACCTGAGGATGTATTACACGATGACAGCTATGGACGCGGGTTCCATAGATGCGCGTATTGTCCTTGATTCTGACAAGTTGTTAGATAAGGGGCTGTAGAAACTATGTGAGGGGTGGGGAAACTCACCCCTCGCTATAAAAGGAGAGAAAGATGATTAAGAAATTGCTATTGCTGATATTAGCAATCGGTCTTTGCTCCTCAGTTTGTTACGGCGCACCTCACTATAACAACTGGGGCAATACCGACACTAATCGGCTATTAGGACAAACCGTTCCGTATTACATGACCGCTCTGGGGTTAGCCAAAGATGGCGTGTCTGACGGGTGTTCGCAGATGGTTTCAGGGTCAACGGCTATTCCGGCTGACGTTCTGATGGCACAGAAATACATCGGAGCAACGGGGCAGGTTGGAACGATAGACGACGGAGTTGCCGGGCAGGTTCTATTTTTTAGGATAGATACTTGCGATACTGGCGCGACGTTCGTTTTAACTCCGACGAATTGCTGGGGGTTCTCCACGCTTACATTTAACGCGGTGAATGACTCGGCGGTGTTGTTGTATCTTAACGACGTTTATGGATGGGTTCTAATTGGCTCGAATAGCGTTACGGTTGCTTAAAGAATAATAGTTTTCGCGGGGTTCTATTCAAAAACTCCGCACCATTTAAAATATGAAAAAACTTTTATATTTAGTTCTTATCCCAATAATCGGGTTGGCGCTTATGCCTCCGATAGAAATGTATATCCCGATATACAGTTCACCGATGTACACATGGCTTGTTCTTATTTTTGGGTTTCTTGGTGCGGCAACGCTATTCTTTAAGATTAATCCCTTTATAAAATGCCTTGCTATTCTTGGATTTATAAATACATTCTTTTCGGCGTGTCCGTTCATAAGCCATTTCGCGTATATCGAAATGATACTGTGCGTATATTTATATATCGCTTGCGTACACATCGAGGATTGGGACGTTGTGTTTAACGCACTGTGGTCGCTATTGATTATCAACGTGATACTTTTCTTTATGCAATATGTGGGGAAAGATAACATATTAAATTTCGGGTTATCGCAAAACATATCAACTCTTTCCGTCGGGAATGGGATGCAAGCGAAAAGCCTTATTATCGTGTTGGTAGCGTTATTGATACAGGATAGACGACTTCCGGAGTTTCGCATTTTAAAGCGTATCATTTATTTTGGTACACTATGTTTTTGTGTGTACTACTTCTTCGCTCATAACGTATGGAGTAATTTTGTATATGCTCGCGGTCCGGTATGGCTTGAGGGAATTAAGATCGGGTTACAGCATCCGGTTATGGGGTGGGGTCTGGGCGAGTGGAAAGTTGTGTTTCCGCAGATAGCCGTAGGCGAGTTTAATCAAGAGGGCGCTTGGTATTCGGTCCATAATTTTCCTATTCAGGTGTTCTTTGAGATGGGCGTTGTTGGGTTAGCTACCTTATTGTTTTATACAAGAAGTGTTTGGCGAAAGTGTTTGGATAGCGAAAACTTGTTTGTAGGGTTACTGCTATTGATATACACGTTATCCGTTCATTTCCCTGCATTTCAGACTACGAGCTGTTGCTTGGTAGTCTTATTTTTTGCTTATATTGAAAGGAAACAAAAATGACTATGCCGTCACAATTAAATATCGTGAACCTCGCTTTAGGGCATATTAAATGCCGGGCGTTAACGTCAATGGCTGAATCGTCAGTACAAGCCGTTGCCGCGAATAACTGTTATGAAATAGCCCGTCGTGAGGCGTTAAGGCGTTACACTCCGCCGTGGGCGACTTGTGTTAAGGCTCTTGCTCTTAACGCCACATATATGGCTTTTTCAACGTGGACAGCAGGGACAGCGTATGTTGTTGGGAGCTTAGTCAAAAATGGTGATTCGTATTATAGGTGCGTCATTGCTCATACTGCTTCAGCGGCGTTTGTGACAGACGCGGCGAATTGGAGCGCGTCATCTGAACTGTATGCGGGTCGGTGGGAGTTTGCGTATACATATCCTAGTAATTGTGTCGCTATGAACCTTGTTTATAACGAGGGAACTGCCAATAAGTCTAAGGGCGAAGATTTCAGGGAAGTTTACGACGATGTTAATAATGCAAAGATAATCGTCACAAATTGCGAGGACGCGCTTGGTGAATACACATTTGACCTTGAAGATACAACTCTTTACGACGCTGTGTTTATTAAAGTGTTTTCGTATATCTTAGCCGCGGGGATGTGTCCGGCATTAGTATCTGACGACACGCTTGCCGACAAGATGTTACAGCTTGCCGATGTTGCGCTTAATGAAGGGCGCAGGCTCAATTCGTATGAGAACCGAGTGAGCGAAGAACAAAAATCCAGTTACGAGGATGCACGATAATGTCAAAGCCAATAAATACCGTTGTGGAAAGTTTCGCCGGGGGAGAAGTCAGTAGCGAGCTTTACTCACGCGTTACTTTAGCGAAGTACGGGTCGTGGTTAAAGACGGCAAAGAACGTTTTTGTGCATAGTTCGGGCGTTATTTCAAACGACCCCGGGACGATGTTTATGGCAGAAGCGAAGTTTGACGGCAAGAAAATCAGAATGAGGAAGTTTATATATTCGACATTACAAGCTTACGAGATAGAACTTGGAGAGTATTACGCCAGATTTTATACTGTCGGTCCTACCGCTGGACAAATACAAAAACATACCACTTGGGCAACGGGTGAAGTCTACGCTATCGGTGACTTTGTAAAAAACGGAACAAGTTATTATCATTGCAATACATCGCATACCGCGGGGGCTACATTTGCCGGGGATTCAGCTAAGTGGGACGCTACATCATGGCTTACCGCTACGGATTACGTTGTAGGCGATTATGTCACAGATGGTGAGGTTATATATTACTGTATCTCTGCTCACACGTCAGGTGATACAGATGACGAGCCGGGTGAGGGTGCTACATGGGCAACGTATTGGGTTGTACAAACAGTATATGAAATTGCTACGCCTTACGCTGAAGATGATCTGAAATGGCTTAAATTCACGCAAAGCGCGGACGTTCTTTTTATTGCTTCACCTGATTACCAGACTAGGACGCTAAGCAGATACGATTTAGATGATTGGCGGTTAGAGGTGTACGATTTTATCGGCGGGCCGTTTCAGCTCCCGAATACCGATAAGTCGGTATGTTTATCCGCAAGCGCGGTTACTGGTCTAGCGGTCACGCTTACGGCTACGGCTAAAGATTGGGTAACGGCTACGGTGTATCAGGTTGGAGATTACGTTACTAGCACAGGCACAGTTTACCGATGTACAGGAAAGCATACATCCGGTGGGGCTTTTGGCGGTGACGGGGCGTATTGGGAAGTCAGTACGCTTAACATATTCCAGTCAACCCATATTGGGTCACTATGGAAACTTCGTCACTACGTTGTCGGACAAGCTGAAAACACTACGTCCGGGACAGGCACGGGGATTATTTGTGGGGGGACATGGCGTATAATATCACACGGAACGTGGACCGGAGAGTTTAATATTGAGAAATCTACCGACAACAAGGTCACATGGACGAACCTAAGGACATTTACAGGCGCGGGCGATTTTAACGTTAATACTTATGGCACAGAAGATATGTCAAATAACGCCGACCCGTTTTGGATAAGAATACGAGTTACAAGCGGGTCAACAAACGTGGATTTGTCAACGGATCCGTTTTATCAAGAGGGAATAGTCAAAGTTACAGCTTACACATCAAGCACAGTGGTTACAGGTGACGTAAAACGCCTTGTAGGGGCTACTACGGCAACCGAAGATTGGGCTGAGGGTTCATGGTCAGACTACCGTGGATGGCCGTCTGTAGTAGAGTTTCACCCACAAGATAGGCTTATTTTTGCTAATACATACTCCGAACCGATGACGTTTTGGACAACTAAAACTGGGAACTATTATGATTATAGCCGATCTTCACCATTAGTTGATAGTGACGGTATAACCGTTAATTTACCATCGAGAGAAGTCAACGGAATAAATAACCTTGTGCCGTTATCATCATTGTTAGCGTTAACGAGTTCAAGTGAGTGGTCATTAGGTGACCCCGGCACAATTCTAACTCCGACGTCAACAACTCAAAGGGTAAATGGGTATATCGGCGCAAGTTATGTCGACGCTGTTGTTGTGGGGAATAGGGCTATTTTTGTACAGAATATGGGTGGAGCGGTACAGGATTTAGGGTACGATTTATCAAGCTACTCTTTTACAGGGGCAGACCTATCTATTCTATCTAACCATTTATTCTTTGGGTATTCGATTATGGCGTTAGATTACCAGAAATACCCCTATAAACTTGTCTACGCTGTACGTTCTGACGGTAAATTGTTGACTATGACGTATATGCGCGAGCAAGAAGTCTTGGCATGGACACGACATGAAACGGGTGTACTTGGTGCTGATTGTTATGAGGACGTTTCAGTCGTGCCAGCAGACGGATATGATGAAGTATGGTTTTCGGTTAAACGAGGAACTAAAAGGTATATCGAAAGACAGGTTAATAGACTTGCTTCGCTTGAGCCAGAGGACCAGTTCTTTGTTCATTGCGGGGTTACTTATGACGGGACGCCAGTATCAAATGTGACGGGGCTTGAGCATTTAGAAGGTAAAACAGTCGCGATTCTTGCTGACGGGGAAGTTCTCCCCCAACAGGTGGTAACTGGCGGCACGCTTCCCGACGGGCTTGGTGACGATTATTCAAAAGTGCATATTGGTTTGCCTTATGATTCAGACATCGAAACGTTAAAGCCTGAACTACCTGTCCAATCAGGGACAACGCAGAATAAAAAGATTAAAATATCGCAAGTGACGTTGCGGGTTATTAATAGCCGTGGAGGAAAAATCGGACCGGACTTTGATACTTTATACGATTTACGAAATAACTTTGTGAATAATTACAACGTGGCTATCGATTTGTACAGCGGTGAATTGAAGGATGTTTTAGGCGGCGGAATGTCAGACGAGGGTAGGTTTTGTTTAAGGCAAAGCGACCCGTTGCCGATGACAGTAGCGGCTATTTTACCGTCGGTATCACTAGGAGGTGTTAGTGGACAATAGAGAAATATCAACATCAAAAGATAAAATTATGAGTATTCAGGACAGGCTGGATTCTATCCCCGGCGTTATGTATGGCAACTGTTTCCCGTTAAAACATTCGTTTGGGGAAGGATTATACATTCGTGAAATATTCATGCCCGCAGGGTCGCTGATTGTAAGCAAGACTCACAAGTTTGAGCATCCATATTTTATATTACAGGGCAAAGTTTCTGTAATGACGGAGGGTGGGGCAATTACAATTAATGCGCCGTTTTATGATATTACAAAAGCCGGGACGAAACGTGTGCTTTATATTCACGAAGATTGCGTGTGGTGCACCGTCCATGCGAATCCGGGCAATATAAGAGATATTGAAACATTAGAAAAGGAATTTACCGTCGATAATTTTGAGGATTTCGATAGGCTACCAAAAACAGAAGATGTACAGAATTTTATAACGGAGGCTTGTAATGCGGTTACATTATCGCAAGGTTAATAGTTCTGATATAGCTCACGATTGTTTACAAGAACGCGATAAAAGGTTCACGTTTGTTTATTCGGCGTTAGGGTTAGTTATGGCAGGGACTATAGCGGGTGGGGTATACGCAATGTCCGCGCAGAATACTTCAGCTAAAACCCAAAAAACGTTATACGAAAACCAAGCGGCGTACAGGTTACAACAAGCCGAAATAGCAAAAAAAGCCGCAGATCGGAATATAACTTCAACTCAGTTGCAAGCGTCGCAGGAAGCTAAAGAAATTGCGGCAAGGGCTGGAGTTGTTGAGGGTTCGCAAAAAGCCGCCTTAGCCGCCTCTGGTGTGGGTAGCGGGTCGGTAACAGCGGCAGATATTGTTGCAGATACGTTTGATAAAGCAAAACTCGACGAGATAGCTTTAAGGTACAACGCTGATTCAAGAAGCGAGGAATACGAAAATCAGGGCAGAAATGGAATTTGGACAGCCGGCGCGGAAGGGGTACAGCTTCGTGCCGCCGGGAAAAATGCTATTAAAGAATCAAGGGTAAACCAAACATCAACAGCGTTAAGCACGGCTACATCGGTAGGCAATACGCTGACTACCGCTTATGGGTACGGAGGTAAGAAGAAATGAGGATACCTGTCTACAATCGAGAAGTTTCAGTTAATCCCACGCTAACAAGCGGTGGACCGGACATTCCTATGCCGAATGAATCCAGTTCGGGCGTGAACGTGGCTAAGGC